GCTGCAAATCCACAGAATGCAGGTGGTGCACTTACACCTACATCACTTCGCGGTAACGTTGCAGGTCTTGACCTTCGCGTATCTCGCTACATGAAGGGCTCTGGAGGAGTCGGTACAGCAGATTACTCAATGGCTGTCGTAAATCCAGATGCTTACACATGGTACGAGGGCGCACGTCAGCAACTTCGCACAAATATCAACTCTGACGGAACAGTAGATATCTTGCTATTCGGTCAGGGAGCACTTGCCACTAAGTTAGCGGCTGGCGCAAACTGGTTCAACCTAACCTGATAACACCCTAAGTCGCTGGCAGGGTAGTGCCCTTCTACCCTGCCAGTCTTTAGAAAGGATAAGAGCATGGCATTGACTACAGTTGCAGAGCTTCGCACCGCCCTTGGCGTTGGCACTCTCTATACTGATGCAGTCTTGCAGCAAGTCTGCGACGCCGCAGATAACGTACTCTTGCCCTTTCTATGGAAAAATCAGCAATACATCGTTGCTCACGGCAACGTAGGCACAGTCGGCACTCTTTACTTTGATCAGGATATTCGCGAGTATTTCTACGTTGGACAATCTGTAACAATCTCAGGTGCAGGTAGTCGGTACAATGGGACTAAGACAATTACAGAAGTCGATACTCGTTCATTTAACGTAACTACGGCTCACACTAGCGACAATCCACGCCACACAGTTGAGCCTTATGGCATCGCCGCTGTCGAGACATATACCGATTATGCAACAATACCGGCAATTCAAGAAGCATCGTTGATGATTTCAATTGACATTTGGCAGAGCCGTCAAGCTCCATCAAGCGGCGGCGTTACCATCGATGGATATCAGCCAAGCCCGTACCGCATGGGTAACACTTTACTTGCTCGCGTCCGCGGCTTACTTGCTCCATATCTTGATCCGAGATCGATGGTGGGCTAATGGCCGCCATATCAACACTCAGATCAGGTATCGCAGCAGCGCTAGTCGATAATACTAAGTACTCAGTCTTTGCATTCCCACCTTCAACGCCTATTGCTAACAGCGTTATCGTTGCACCTAGCGATCCTTACATCACTCCATCTAACGGCTGGCGAAACACTATCGCGCCTATGGCTCACTTTACTATTTCCGTCATGGTGCCACTTCTAGATAATGAAGGCAACCTTAACGGAATTGAGGACAATATCGTGCGAGTCTTTAATAAACTCGCAGCATCCTCATACACCTACAACGTCACAGAAGTATCGGCGCCAGCCGTACTAAGTGCCGTGTCCGGTGACTTGCTTACCTGTAATATCAACGTGTCAATCTTGACAGAATGGACTTAACCATGACCGACTTGGAACAATGGGAAAAAGAAAATGAAGCATTCCTGATCAAAATCGGTCAGGTAAAACCAGCGGCCGCAAAGCCACTTACTAAGAAAGACGAGGAATAAGCCGTGTCAGTATATCTAAGCAACGGAGTAGTTCTAACTGTCAACGCGGTTGATCTCTCTACTCTAGTTACAAGCGTTACCCTTAACCGATCATTCGATGAGCTTGAAGTAACAGCGATGGGCGATAACGGACATAAGTTCGTCAAAGGCCTAGAAGCGTCTTCAATCACAATCGACTTCCTCAATGATGAAGCAACATCTAAGACACTTCAAACATTGAACTCACTAGTCGGAACCAACACAACAGTCACACTTAAGCAGACTTCTGCAATCACATCTGCTACCAACCCACTTTACACGATGACATGCTTGGTCAATAACATCACACCTATTAACGGTGCTGTTGGCGATCTATCGACTCAGAGTGTAACCTGGAACGTATCAGGTACAGTAGTAGTTACAACCTCGTAATTTAACTAAACAAAGGGGCACAGCATGGCAAAACTAATAGTCACGATGGCAGACAATAGCGTTACCGAGATCGAGATCACTCCTCGATTAGAGTACGCGTTCGAGCTATATGCTAAAAAGGGATTTCACAAAGCGTTCCGCGATGATGAAAAGCAATCAGATGTCTATTGGCTAGCATGGGAAGGCCTTCGGTTAAGTGGAACCATAGTCAAGCCATTCGGCGCAGACTTTCTCGAAACTCTGAAAAGTGTCGAGGTTGCAGAGTCTGACCCTTTGGCCTAGGCAGGGATAGCATCCACTACCTCATCGCTCGCTTGAGCATTGAGACGGCTATCCCTCCACAATCTTTAATCGATTTAGATCCATCGATGTTGCAGATGATTCTGACAGCATTGAAAGACAGAGCGGAGGAGCAGAAGAATGCCTACAGAGCTAAAAGGCGCTAGCGAACTCCGCAAAGCAATGAAGAAGTTCTCTCCTGATCTGGATAAAGAGACTCGTGATGAGATGGTTGGATTTCTCAAGCCATTGGTTAAAAAGGCTCGTGGCTTTATGCCGTCCAATGGTGACATGCCTTCGGGCTTTGTTGGCAACAGCGAGGGCGGTGGCTTCCCTAAGTATGACGCAGGCGCAGCTCGTCGAGGCGTAGGATATAAACTCACACCGACAAAGCCTAATCGTCAAGGCTGGGTGCAGACAGTATCGATCCACAATAAGACCGCTGGCGGTGCTATCTATGAGACCGCAGGCCGTAAGTCTGGAATGGGTGGAAGGTTCACTCCACGCCTCCCTGGTCAATTAGCAGGATCGGGCAAGATGGCCGGTCGCTCAATGTTTAAGGCTTATAAAGAAGATGAAGGCAGAGCCAAGGTCGGAGTTATTAAGGCGCTTGAAAAGGCTGCCGCTAAGTTCAATGGAAGAGTAAGTTAATGGCTGAGTTACGCATCCCGATTATCGGTGAGTTCAAGGGCAAGAAAGCCTTCGACGATGCCGAAAGATCAACAGGTAAACTAGACGATAGCGTCAAAAAACTAGGCAAGGCACTCCTAGCGGCGTTCAGCGTCCAGAAGATTACTCAGTTCAGCAAGGCAGCCGTTAAGGCATTTATGGAAGATGAAGCCGCTGCGAGCCGTCTAGCGCAGTCGGTAAAGAATCTAGGACTAGCCTTCGAGACTCCAGCAATCGAAGCCTTTATCGAGCAGTTATCTCGCGCTTCAGGTATTACAGACGATCAGCTTCGTCCAGCCATGCAGCGCCTATTGCAGACCACAGGCTCACTTGCTAAGTCTACGGAGTTAATGAATCTTGCCCTCGAAGTCAGTAGAGGCTCTGGCGTAGATTACGAAACAGTAGTTAACGATTTATCAATGGCCTACGTCGGGCAGACTAGAGGTCTCCGTAAGTACTCACTAGGACTTACTCAGGCAGAACTTAAGACGGCGACATTCGCCGAAGTTCAGGAAAAACTAAACAAAACCTTTACAGGTGCTAACGCGGCATACCTTGATACTTATGCAGGCAAGTTAACCCTGATCCAGACCGCAGCAGGAGAAGCGCAAGAAACTATCGGTAAAGGCCTCGTAGACGCGTTCTCGATTCTGGCAACCGACACGGGAAGCATCACAGAACTTACGGAAGCAATGAACAAGTTTGCCGAAGGTACAGCCGCAGCCTTCCGTAACGTCGCAGTCCTAGTCAGTAACCTAGATAAGTCAATGCAGGCTGGTTTCGGACTCGTAGGAGTACTCGACAAAATTACAGGCAGTAACTTCGTTAAGATATTCGGCGGTGCATTCGGACTACTCTCTACGCAAGGCGCAGGCACATTTAGCAGCTTCGTTACTCCGGGCATGGGCGGTTATCCTAGCTCTGCCTTAGGTGGAACTTATGTAGATCCTAATGAAGCGGCTCGCCGAAAGGCTGAAAAGGAAGCAGCAGCTCGTGCAGCAGCAATCGCGGCCTTACAGAAGAAAACCTTAGACATGCAGAAGAAGGCCAACGCTCTTACGAAGGCCGCTAAGACTATTGATCTTGATCGCATCAGCGTCACCGCCGCCCTTCGTGGAAAGATTAGCGAGACCGATCGCCTATCCCTTAATCTACAACTAGCCTTACTTAATAAGAATGAAGAGCAGGCTAATAAACTATCAGCAGAACTTGAGGCGGCAACCAAGCGCCAGAACGCTCTTAACGCGGCTCTATTGGCTACCCCAGAAGCGCCGAACCCTTATCGTAATTGGAAGGTGCCGACCCTAGATTTCGGTGGCAATGTCTTAGGAACAGCCGTTCCCAATTTCGTGCCACCTAGTTATGCAATGCCACCAACCTTTGGGCAACAGGGAGGCCTACCTGCTGGCGTAGTAGCTGGCGTCAACCCTGAGCCTGTAGTAAACGTCATAGTTACACTAGATAGTGGAGTAGTAACTAACGCCGTGTCCGAAGTACAGACTAATAACAATCTTTCAGGATCGTTTACTTCTGTCGGCGGTCGAGGCGCGAACACAGCGAGATTTACATAATGACCCTGCCTGCAACGATTTCCGTATCTTTCGACTTCTCGCAAGGTGCTACGTTCGGCTTCCCCTTTACAATCGGTGATCCAGTTAATGGCATTATCGGAGTATCTCAATTCGCATCAAGTGAAGTGCCTGAGCCCGTAATCGATCTCAGTCCTCAGACTCGCCAGATTACTATTAGGCGCGGTCGAAATATTATGCGCGACACCTATGAGGCAGGATCTTGCACAGTCCGAGTTATCGATGAGAATGGCGACTTTAACCCTCAGAATCCAGCAAGCCCTTACTTTGGATTCTTGACTCCTCTTCGTAAGATCCGAGTAGCAGCTACTACTGCAACCTCTCAGGCCTTTCTCTTCTCTGGCTATGTCACGGACTATAAGTACACCTACCCTCAGGGGCAGGAATTAGGTTATGTCGACATTATGTCCTCAGACGCATTCCGCTTATTCGCTATGGCTAACGTCTCAACGATTGCAGACTCAGGTAGTGGGCAGACTACTGGCACACGCATAGATAAGATTCTTGATCAGGTAGACTTTCCTTCTAGCATGCGCTTCATCGACGCAGGATCTACAACAGTTCAGGCAGACCCAGCCACTACCCGTACAAGCCTTTCAGCGATTCAGGTGGCAGAGTTTACAGAGCAAGGAGCCTTTTTCGTCCGAGCAGATGGAGAAGTAGAGTTTAAGGATCGGTCGGATGTAGTGGGCTCTCTAGCCCCGGCACCGATCGAGTTTAATCAGACTACAGGGATTCCATACTCAGACCTTCGCTTCGCCTTTGATGACAAGCTCATCATTAACAGCGCTACCATGAAGCGAGTCGGTGGAACTACAGTCTCAGCTAATAACTCTGATTCGATCGCTAAGTACTTCCCTCATGGTATGAACGTAGAAAACTTGATCGCACAGACAGACGCGCAGGTTCAGGATATCGCAGACATCTACGTCGCTACAAGAGCAGAGACTACGATCCGAATCGACGCCATGACTGTCGATCTATTAGATCCTAATGTGCCTACTGACACTATGATCGGGCTTGAGTACTTTGACAATCTGGAGATCACCAACGTACAGCCTGATTCGAGTACAATCGTTAAGACCTTACAGGCGCAGGGCTTAGCATGGGATATAACCCCTAACAGTATGAAGGTTACAGTTACAACACTTGAGCCTATAGTGGAAGGATTCATCATAGGATCTGCTAATTACGGTATAATCGGACAATCCATAATGGGATACTAGGAGAAAACAATGGCTACAGGCTTTCCAGCTACTACAGGCGACATCTTCACGGCGGCAGACTATAACGGTCTAGTTACCTTCGAGATCAAGGCAGATCAGACGGCAGACTACACACTCGTCTTGGCTGATTCCTATCAGGTTCTAGTACCTATGAATAAAGCGACAGCCATTGCCCTTAAGATTCCTACCAACGCGACAGCGGCCATTCCAGTCGGATCTGTTATTACTATCCTTAACAAAGGCGCTGGCCTTTGCACAATCTCAGCAGTAACATCTGGCATTACTACAGTTTTATCAGCTGGTGCAGTATTGGCTCAGCCTACTTTGGGACAATATAAGAGCGCCGCATGCATCAAGACTGGCACCGATACCTGGTACGTCGTTGGGGCTATTGGGTAATGCTTAACAATATTGCAGGGGTACTTGCACCTAAATTTCAAGCCCCTTTAACTATCAGTTATCTAGTTATCGCAGGCGGTGGAGGCGGTGGAGACGGTGGTGGAGGCGGTGCTGGCGGTTATCGTTGCAACGTCTCGGGTGAAAACTCAGGCGCTAATAGCGCTGCAGAAGCGGCATTCACAGGCACATCAGGAACAAGTTACGCCTTAACTGTTGGCGCTGGTGGCGCTGCCGTATTACCTGGTAACAATTCTATTTTTAGCACAATCACTTCAACGGGTGGCGGTAACGGCGCGTACACTCCAGTAAGTAATAATGGCGTTGCTGGTGGTTCTGGCGGTGGCGGTTATTCTTCAGGAACGGCTGGCGCAGGTACAGCAAATCAAGGTTTCGCTGGTGGAGGCGGAGGCGGTTTTACTGCCTCAGGTTCAGGTGGAGGCGGTGCTGGAGCTGCAGGACAAACAACCCCTAACAATAATACTGGCGGTGCTGGTGGTTCTGGTATTAGTTCATCTATTACAGGAACAGCAGTAACACGCGCAGGTGGCGGAGGCGGCCCGGGTCTTACTACTGGTGGCGCAGCAGGTGCTGGCGGTGGCGGTGCTGGTGGAACTTATCCCGGCACTCCCGGCGTGGCTAACACAGGAGGCGGTGGCGGTGGAGTTACCGCAGCAGGTGGATCAGGCGTAATCATTCTCAAATATCCAGATTCATATACTGCAACCTTTAGCGGTGGAGTTACGCAATCAACATCTTCATCAGGTGGATTTAAAGTTTCAACAGTTACAGCAGCAGGCGCACTAGACACAGTAAGTTGGGCATAATGGCACACTACGCTTATTTAGATGAAAACAATATTGTTACGCAGGTTATCGTAGGCAGAGATGAAGATGATCTAATTGAGGGCGTTACGTCATGGGAGGAATACTACGGGGCACTTCGTACGAGTTATTCTGGATCAATTAGATTTAATTTTGCAGGTATCGGATACACATACGATCCGATCGACGATGCATTCATAGCGCCTATGCCTCAGTGTGGTCATGAAGAGTTATTACTCAACGATCTAAAGCGATGGGAGTGTGCAACCTGTGAAGCCGATTCTTTGCAAAGCCGCCCAACAGCTTAGAGAGCAGTTCGATGACACCTTCCCAGATCGTGATAGGCGTTCCGATGGCTGGATCGGCGATCTCCGTCATTCAGCGCGTCCTAGTGATCATAACCCTGATCCAGCGACAGGGGTGGTTCGCGCCATCGATGTCGATCGAGATGTACATAAGTCAGGCAAGCCCGACCTCATGCCCGATATTGCAGATCAGCTTCGACTCGCGGCCAAGGCAGGCGAGAAGCGAATCTCCTACATCATCTTCGCAGGACGAATTGCATCGTCTCGCATGGGCTGGCGCTGGCGCAAGTATTCTGGAAGTAATCCACATAACGCGCATTGCCATATCTCTTTCACTAAACAAGGCGATCAAGACGGCTCTTTCTTTAATATCCCGCTACTAGGAGGAAAATAATGGAACAGGCAAAATCACTTGCAGCATCATGGGCTCGCTCATTCTTAGCGGCTGCTCTAGCGCTATACATGGCAGGGGTTACGGATCCTAAGACTTTGGCAATGGCAGGGGGCGCTGCGCTTGCACCTGTTATCTTGCGCTGGCTCAATCCCAATGATGCATCCTTTGGCGTGACGAAAGAATGAGCCAGGAGAATTTCTTTACCCTTTACTTTGCTAGCCTTGCAGTAATTGGTGGCCTTGCAGGTTATGTCATCACGCATCTACTGTCTGAAATTAAGCGACTTAACTCGCGTGTCGATGAGATCTACAACATACTTTTAGAGCGATAATTTTTACATGGCAAAGAAGAAGGTTATTGATCTCGATACTTATTCACAGTTAGACGCGTGGGCTATCAGCCTGCATGAGATGTATCGCGCATTGCGCCGGGCTGGCTTTGCCATTGATATCTGTCTAGCGATTATCTCTGATCGAGATGCTTACCCTGACTGGATCTTGCCATCGATCCCCGACCGAGTGGATCGCCTACCCTATGAGGACGAC